ACCAAGCTGAAATTTAACCCGTCCAGCGGCGTTTTAACGACCACCGGCGGCATCGGTGGAGGGGCATTCTGATGAATTGCAGAATCTTAGATATTCAGGCCAACGAAGGCGTAATTACCGCCGCCAAATACTTGTGTTCTATCGGCGACGTTGAATCCGAGGGCTGGTGGTATTTCAAAGAGCCTGGTGGCAAGAATTTTGCCGAAGTGGTTGAGGCTGATGTTATTGAATGGGTGACTGCCGAAGCTGGGCAGATGATCCAGACCAATCTTGAAAATCAAATTGCGGCGCTGAAAGTGCCAAAGGCAGTAGCGCCGTGGTTGCCGCAAACATTTACGCCGGAGCTATAAATGGCGCAGACCGGTTTTACACCTATTCAAATTTATAGCAGCAGCACGGCTGCGGCTGCGCCTACGGCTGGCAGTTTGACCAACAGCACATTGGGGTCAGAACTTGCCATCAACATTACCGACGGCAAATTGTTCTATAAAGACAACACCAACGCCGTTCAAGTTATTGGCTGGAAGGTTGTCCCGACTACAGCGGGCGGTACTGGTTTGACCAGTTACACCGCTGGCGATTTGTTGTATTACGCCACCGGCACAACCTTGTCGAAACTAGCGATTGGCGCAGCCAATACCGTTCTTACATCGTCGGGAACTGCGCCTCAATGGTCAACATCACTAACAGGACTTACAAGCGTTTCTTCTGCGTCAATTACAAACACATCATTAACATCAAATAGAGTTGTTTACAGCACCACCGGCGGTTTGCAAACTGATTCCGCAAATTTAATTTTTGATGGAACAAATTTAGGTATTGGAATAACTCCAACTGTTCGACTTCAGGTTGGCGGCGACAATAACACCGAAATAAGAGTCGAAACAACTGCTAGCAATACTGCTGGCGATGCTAATTTGCTTTTGATTGGCGGTAGAAATACAGACGCGCAACTTGGCCGTGTACGTTTTTATAACAACACTACTGGTACAAATGTTGAATTAGCTAGGGTTCAATCAAGTCGTGATGGCGCAAACGATGCCGCCAATTTGCAATTTTATACAAGACCAACAGGCGGTTCGGTTACATTGCGGGCAACAATACAAAGTGACGGTTTGACAGTTTTATCTTCGGGCTTGTCAATTAGTTCAACTAGTGTCACTTCTCCCGTATCAACTGATGGCAATGTTTTTAGCGGTACATACACGCCTTCATTAACAAATGTGACAAATGTTGCAGCAAGTACAGCAACAATTTGTCAATATATGCGCGTGGGTAATGTAATTACCGTGTCCGGCCAAGTTTCCGTTGATCCAACTGCAACTGGAAACACAGAATTCAGAATGTCTCTGCCAGTTGCGTCAAATTTTGCATCAACTAGGCAAGTTGGTGGAACATTTTTTGGGCAAGATACAGGATCGACTCAAACGGGGGTAATACTAGCATCCTCAACAAATGATCAATTTATTTTTAGATATGTGGCAAATGATACAGCCAACAGAATTTTGCAATTTCATGTGACTTATTTGGTAATTTAAATGATTGAATCCATTACATTTAACACAGAACAAAATAAACTTATTGTTACGTTTGAAAACGGAACAATTAAAGAATATCAATCAACAGACAAAATGCAATATTTGTCTGATTTTCCTGATCGCGCATCCGACATTGTTGCAATGAATTGGTAAAGGATTAAAAATGTCTGCATATATTTCCCCATGTCTTAAATTACAATTTTTTACAAGCAACGGAGAACCGTTGTCTGGTGGAAAATTGTATTCATATGCGGCAGGAACAACTACGCCATTATCAACATATACAGACGAATCAGGATTAATTGCAAACACTAATCCGGTAATTCTTGACCCGAGGGGTGAGGCTTCTGTTTGGCTTGGAACCAATTCTTATAAATTTAAACTTACAACCGCTGCTGATGTTGAATTGTGGACGGTTGACAATATAAGTGCAGCGGCTACCGCTGCTGATTTTGATGCTTTTAAAACTGCATTAGCTGCACCAACTGGATCAAATTTAGTTGGTTTTATTCAGCTTGGAACTGGCGCGACCGCAAGAACAGTTCAAACAAAACTGCGCGAAATAGAATTATCTGTTACAGATTACGGTGCGGTTGGTGATTGGAACGGAACTAGCGGAACGGATAATTTAACAGCATTTAATAATTGTTATGCTTATGCTGTAACACTAGCTGCATCTGGTGCTGGAGTAAAAATAACAATACCGCGTGGACGGTATCGTTTAACTGATGAATGGAATATTTACAGACCAAATTCTCCGCGACGAGATATTTGTATTGAAGGTGAAGATCAATTTGATACAAAATTGGTTGCTGATTTTGCTGGCGCAGGCAAAGCATTAATTAAATGTGTTGATCCATTAGGAACAACTAGGTCGTCGCCAACTAATATTCGCAAATTAGGTTTTGAAAAATCTGTCGCAGCAAGCCCATGCCCTGTTTATATTGATGTGTTGGGATTGGGCGAAAGTCGATTCGATGAACTTAGATTTGGAGAATGTGATAACACCGTTATGAGAATTGGCTCGGCACAAAATGTTCGCATGAACGATATTGTGTCATTTTTTGGCGGGAAACATTTTAATTATAAAAACACTTCAGGAATTACATTCAGCACCAGTAGTGGTGGAACTACCATTACAGCAAGTGCGTCAATTTTCAGCGCGGCAGATGTTGGGAAAATTATCAGTATTTATCCAAATGCGCCAGAAAACCGCATTAAATACACAATTTTAACTTATACAAGTCCAACATCCGTTGAAGTGGTTGGAACTACAATTTCCGCAGTCAATGCTGATGGATTTTTTCAACCCGCGCAATGTTCAATGACTATTGGATCAAATACATTAGTCGCAAATTCATCTTGTTTTTCTGCATCTGATGTTGGTCGAGTAATTTATGTTCGTAAGGCAAAAGTTGGAGCTTGGGGCGCCGCGCTTTTAAGAGCAACAATTACTCAATTTATAAATTCAACTACTGTTGATTTAAGTGAGGCAGCATCTGCATCAATTACAGATGAATTTTTTGCTGTTCCCGTAATTGATTGGTATAGACCCCAAGGGGTCGGTGCTGTTGCTGCGGCACCGAATGATGTAAAAATTAATTGGTTGCATGTTGAAAATTATGCTGGCGTTGGTTTTGTGGCGCAAGATGTAATTTTCCATCATTTGACAGATTTCAAAATTCACGGAGAAGTTACACCGCTTGATACTTTTGCCACCACTTCGCAAATGTGGCTGGATGATTTTGCGGGCATTTTAGAGGGCGAATTTGATGGCGCTTGTATGGCTGATACAAGAGCATATTTTTGTAATTTTAATGATATGGCCACCATTGAATGGTTAGCCAGTCGCAGAATTCGCCAAGAAACCATTTTTAAGTCGGATTTATTTACCGACCAAGGTGGTTACATCAATATAAGCAATTTAAATACTTACACTGCATCACCGTTAGGTACTCAAGATTTAATCATCGATGCTAATTACATTGCAAATAATGCTGATCCTCGATTGGTATTTTCTGGTTTTATCAATATGTTGGGCGATGCTCAAAAGGCCCGTATTCATAATGGAAGAAATGCCTATTTTACTCCACAAGGTCAATTAGTTCCTTTTAAAACGGAATCTGACGCAATTTTGTCGACTGCTTCATTTACAGGAGAAATTGCTGGTACAACTTTAACAGTTAGTGCATCAAGCGGAACGCTGGCAATTGGACAAATTGTGAACGGTGTTGGAGTGACAGCCAACACAAGAATTAGCGCGTTTTTAACTGGCACTGGTGGCAATGGAACTTACACCGTTGATATATTGCAAACTGTTGGGCCTGTTTCCATGACTTCCACATTTGTGGAATGGGATGGAACCGCACCTAGCGGAACTGAAACATTACGTTATCGTTGGCAGCAAATTGCAAACTATGTAAATTTTTCTTTTAGATTGCAATACACAGTGGCAGGAGTAACTAACAGCACTGTAGTAATTCAATTGCCTAATGATATGCCCGTCCCAGTAGATTTAACTGGGGGTGGATCAGCAGAATTTATTGCGGCAACAGTAACGGCGAGTATGGCAACAGCTACAAGTGGCGTTTCTCCAGCATTAACAAAAAATTACATGACAGGTAATGCCGCTGGTCACGCAGAAATTGTGTGTGGAACAAATTCTGGAACAATTTCTGCTTTATTTGTAACAATTAACGGATCATATTGGGCTGCGTAATGTGGAAATTTTTTGCAGCATTTATTATTTGTGTAATTTTTTTAATATGTTTAATTTTGTTTTCTGTAAATGACAGCCATGAAAATGATTATTAAGGATTAAAAATGACAACGCCACTGGATATTATTAGTCGAGCCATGAAAGATATTGGTGCGTTAGCTGCTGGTGAACAGCCAACAGCTATGGAGGCCCAAGATGGTTTGGATATGTTAAACGATATGATTGCCCAGTGGTCAAACGAAAACATGATGGTGTTTTATCGCACCGAAATTGTGTTTCCTTGTGTTCAAAATCAGGTGCAATACACCATCGGCCCGTCGGGTAACGTGTCTGCGCGGTTTACCGGATCGATCAGCGGCACAACCCTGACTGTGCCTACCGATGGCGTGACTAAAGGCGCTATCACGATGGGCATGACCCTGACGGGTCCGGGTGTGCTATCTGGCACCACCATCGTCGGGTTTGGCACGGGCGCAGGTGGTAACGTCAACGAGGGCGGCACTTACACGGTTAGCCGTGGGCATACAACGCCTGTTGTGACCCAAATCATTGATGCGTATTACGAACGCCCGTTGACCATTGAATCGGCCTTTGTGCGGGTAACAACAACCAGCAACGGCGTGCCGATCTATGGCGGCGGTCTGGACTATCCGATTGCAATCCTAAGTCTTGAGGAATACGAATCCATCGGGCTGAAAACGCTAAATGGCCCGTGGCCAAAATCGCTGTATTACCAGCCGTCCGAGTTGCTGGGAACGATCTATTTGTGGCCAAACCCAGCTCAAGGTGAGATGCACTTATTTACGCAGACCATTTTCCGCGAGTTTGGCGATTTGTACGGGTCGATTCAATTTCCGCAGGGCTACAATATGTGCCTGCGTTGGTGCTTGGCTGAACGCCTAATGCCTATGTTTGGCAAGATCAACCAGATTCAGGTTAGCCAAATTTCGGCTTATGCTGCACAGGCAAAGGCGACGATCAAGCGCACGAACATGAAGCCGCCGCAGGTCAGCAAGTATCCAGATGTGTTGATGACCGGCAGACCAAAGGATGCGGCCTTTATCCTCGATGGCGGATTCAATTGACAAAAGGGCAATAAATGGCAGATTTTGGCTTTGTCGGCGCGTCGTACACCACCCGGTCGATTTATCAAAACGATCAGGAGTGCATAAATTTTTACCCTGAAATCGACCCGACTAAACAGCCGGGTGAGCGCGGTATTGTCGCGCTGTATCCCACGCCTGGCTTAGTTACTGAAATTACGTTTCCGATACAAGCTGAAGTGCGCGGAATGAGAGCGCTTTCTGGTCTGCAATATGCTATTGCGGTTTGCGGCAGTCAGGTGTATCGGATCGACACCAGCTTGGCTTATATTCAGGTCGGCACTCTAACCACCAACTCGGGTCCGGTGTCGATCACTGATAATGTCATGACCACAGAAGGGTTGACCGCTTATATTGTGGACGGGGTCAATCGTTATTACTACGTTGTGGCCACTAATACGTTTGTGACGCTGCCATCAACTGACGGCGATTGGCAAGGCGCAAATACCGTCGATACTGTGGACAACTATGTGGCCTACAACGAGCCAGGAACGCAGAATTGGGCGGTGACTGACTTGGGATCGCCCTTGTCCACCACGGGGCTGTACGGGGCTAAGGATGGGTCGCCTGACAAGCTGGTGGCACTGATTATTGACCACCGGCAGGTTTATCTGCTGGGCGAAGTTACTTCCGAGGTTTGGATTGATGTTGGCAGTCAGATACCTAACATCATCACTTTCCCATTTCAGCGGGTGTCGGGAACCAGTAGCCAGAACGGTTGCGGTGCGCCGTTTTCAATTGTTCGCTTTGCCGAAACCTTCATGTTTTTGGCGCGGGATACGCTAGGAACCGCGACCATTGGCCAGATGAAAGGCTACGAATTTCAGCGGCTATCAACCCACGCTGTTGAAAACAGCCTAGTCGGTCAAGTGGTATCGGATGCTAGGGCTTGGTCGTTCCAGATCGAAGGCCATGAAATTTATGTGATTAATTTCCCATCTATTGACCTGACATGGGCTTATGACTTGGCTACCCAGCAGTGGTTCAAATGGCTGTGGTGGGATGCGCCCAACGCGGTCTACAAACGCCACAGAGGGCAGAATTGCATTGCATTTACCAATAAGAACTTAGTCGGCGATTACGAAAACGGCAAGATTTACAGCCTAGATTTTGACACCTACACCGACGCTGGAAACCCGATCCGTCGGTTACGTCGTGCGCCGCATCTGACCACAGACTTGCAAAGACAGTATTTTGAGGAATTCCAGATTCAATTTCAGCCTGGTGTTGGGCTAACCACAGGGCAAGGCGATAATCCGCAGGCGATGCTGCGCTGGTCCAATGACGGCGGGTCTACTTGGTCTAATGAGCATTGGGTCAGCATGGGGCGGCAGGGCAATTACGTTAACCGAGCGATCTGGCGGCGGCTGGGCTGGGCGCGGGATCGTATTTTTGAGGTGGCGATTACCGATCCGGTGAAGGCTGTGATTGTGTCGGCGAATCTGAAAGCATCGGCAGGCGATAACTAATGGCCACGCTGACCAACATCCGGTTCCCGACCAGCCCGTTGATCGAGCCAGCGACAGGCAGACCGTCGCGGGAGTGGATTCAATGGCTGCAAAACCCGAACGTTGTCAGCAGCACAGTGCAGTATCAAATTATTAACGGCGGTGAAATTAATAACACGGTCATTGGTAATGTGACACCGGCGGCAGGTACGTTTACGCTGTTGACGGCGTTACAGGGGATTGGCGGGGGTACGTTTTGAATGTACGGCCAGCCACCGTCGCCGACTTAGATGCTTATGTGGAACTGTTATCAGACTTTCACAAGGCATCGCCGATGAAAGGTGTGGCTGATTATGATGTTGTGGGCATTCGTGCTTTTTTGACCGCTTCATTAGAAAATGCCAACATTTTGTTACTGGTTGGCGAGTTAGGTGGCAAGATTGTCGGCGTAACATCGTGCTTGTTATATCCGCTGTATTTCAGCCCGAACTACCATGTGGCGCAGGAATTGTGGTGGTGGCTGACACCAGAAGCGCGAGGTAGTGGAATCGGTCAAGCGATGTTTAAACACATTGAAAATTGGGCAAAGTTAAAAAACGCAAGGGCGCTGTTTATGATTGCATTAGAGGATGAACGCGCAGCAGCGATGGAAAAAGTTTATGGTCGAGCTGGCTTTAAACCGCTTGAACGGACGTTCATCAAGGAGTTGACATAATGGCAATCGGAACTGGAACCGCTTTATTGCTAGGGGCTGGCGCTGGTCTTGTTGGATCAAAAATGCAGGCTGACGCAGCCACCAGTGCTGGCGAAAGGCAAGCTGGAGCTGCAAAATATGCCGCTGACATCCAAAAAGAGATGTTCGACGTCCAGAACTTGCAACAAAAGCCGTACCGCGAAGCAGGCTACGGGGCGCTGACACGCATTGGTGAGTTGCTGCCAGGATTAACAGCGCCAGTTAGCCGTGAGGAA